ATGAAAAATAAAGATATACAAATAACATATCTGCAGAATCAGTTAGATGAAATCAAATGTTTATTAAATAAAAATGAATAATATATTAAAGAAATAATAGAGAAAAGAAAATGCTCGTTAAATTATTGACAGAAAATGCGAGAGTACCTGCTGTCCAAAGCAAAGGGGCTGCTGGTTATGATATCTACAGTGACCAGAAGCTTCTACTTTTTCCTTCAGAACGTAAATTGGTCAGCACGGGTATTTCTCTGAATATCCCCAATAGTTATTATGGTCGTATTGCTCCGCGTAGCAGTCTGGCAGTAAAAGGTATTGATGTTGGTGCCGGCGTCGTAGATAGCGATTATCGCGGGGAAGTAAAGGTATTACTTATTAACAATAGCAAAGATATGTTTGAAATTAAACATGGTGATAGAATTGCCCAACTTATTTTAGAAAAAATAGCTCATTGTGAGATCCAAGTAGTTGATAATTTGGACGAAACCGAGAGAGGCGAAGGAGGTTTTGGAAGTACAGGAAAATAATTTTCTTAATAAAATGGCTAGTATTAGAAAAGCTGAAGAAACTAAAAAATTTTGGGCCATGTGTTTAAAGCGTAAATTACTTCCAGAAATACTTTCTTGTTATGATAAAAATTTTATTTTTAAAGGTACTTTAGTAAAAAAAGCAACTCAAAATAAATATGATTTGAGTAAATATTTTAAAAACTTTGTTAACAAAGCAAATGATGTAACTTTCTTTAAAAACAATATTACTTTGGAAAAAAATAATATTGTTATAGATACAGGAAGATATAATTTTAAAACAGATGATGGTATAATTAAAGCTCACTATACTTTTATTTTTGACAAGGATGGTAAAATAATTATGCATTATTCTAATTTATATTGATTCTAATTTTTTTTCGTTTTGTGAAAAATTAGAATAATTAAAAAATGGCTGAAAAAGAATTAGCTTATATATCTATCGGTATTATTATTTTTGTTTTTATTGTATTTTTCTCTCTTCTTTATTATACGCTGGGAGATAGAGCCGCGCCTGGCCTGGACAGTGTATCTTCGCCATTGTTAGAACTAAACGAAGAAAAAGATTTACGTTAAAAGTTTATTGACAGATAAGATTTTTCAAAATCATTTAATAATCTAATAATATCCTTATCTATTCTAGTAACCAAATTAAAACTTTTTTGGTTATTCCTATTAAATAAACTTTTATAAATCATATAATTACCTTGTTTGAAAAAACTTTTTTTAGAAACCGATGCCTTGCTTAAGATAGCAGGGAAAATATTTTTATATATTTTTGCATCTTTGGATTTCTTGTTTTTATTTTTCTCTTTATTTTTATTTTTACCTTTATTGTCTATCTTCTCTTTTTTAGCCAAATTAGGTAAAAATCCTTTTAACAAACAATAACTAATACGGTCTTTCAATTCTATTATATCATATTCATTATCTATATTTAATCTTGGAGTTTTCTGATACATTTCTATAGCATTTTCATAAATTTTGTTTAATTTATTACAATCAAGATAATTACGCTTGCACCAAATTTTGGGGTCTACTTCTTTTTTGAAAGCTGCTTTTTCGCTATTGTATCTAAATTTAGCCCTAGCATATCCTTTAACTATCTCGTATAAACTAAAGGCATCTCCTTCTTCTATATAAAAGAATTTTTTCCTTTCTTCTAATTTTTCTTTGTCTTTATCGCTCTTTGTTTCTATAAAAAGGTCATCTACATCTTTGCCTACTTTCAAAGCAGCTAATATCATACACATTTCTGTTGAGCAATTGTATATCTTTGCGTAATAAAGAGCTATTGAAGAAGAGATATCATTTACTTTTTTACTATTAATCTCTAATATTATCCTTCCTTTTTCGGTAATAGTGCCTTCTGATGTCAAATAATCTACTAATCCTAATAAATGAAGAGTACGCAATGCTGATAAAACAAATACTTTTGGTGGTCTTTCAATAAACTTACGTAAGAAATCTAACATTTGAGATATATTAGCTATATCTTCTCTTAATAATAATGACAAAATCATTTCAGTTATGTTACTTTTTCTGATAGGAACTATTGGATTTCTTAACATTTTGTTGTATTGGTCTTGACTATAAGCTCTATAACATATCCCTGGGTATACCCTTCCTGCTCTTCCTTTGCGCTGTATAGCTTGTGATTGGGAGATATTTTCCTCGCTTAACTGGTCTTCCATTCTTTCAGGGTCGTAACTAGATTCTAAATTAATACCATTATCTATGACATAAATCAAAGGTTCTAATGTGACAGATGATTCGTAAATTTTGGTTGCCATAATAATTTTTCTTTCATAGAAGTTTTCTATCAAATCTGCCTTTCTCAAAGCTTCTATAGTTTCTTTACTATAAATTTCTTGAATACGGGGGTCTTTTTCTATTGTCTGTGAAGTAGCAAGTAAACAAAGAATATTTTTATCCTCGCTTTTGATAGCAGTACATAATTTTTTCCCTTGTGATTGACTAGTGATATACATTAAAGTATCGCCTTTTTTATTTTTTTTCAACACCTCCTTTATATAAATTTCCAAAGCTTTTTCTTGTCTTAATTTGATACTTACGTCTTTTTCATTATAGACTAATTCTACCGGTTTGTTAGGTACGCCTGGTAATTTTTTTTCACCAACGCTTAAACCCACTTCTCGGAAATAATTTTCAAAAAGACCTTCGGGTAAAGTAGCAGAGGTAACTATTACTTTTAATTTAGGATTAATCAATAAAGCTTCGCGCAATAAGACTAATAATCTATCAATATCTATACTACGCTCGTGAGCTTCGTCTATAATAACAATATTATATTCTTTCAAAGCAGGGTCTCTGTTTAATTGCTGAACCACACTTCCTTCTGTACTGAATAATAATTTAGTTTTTGTACTTTTAGAATCTCTGTAGATTATTTCTTCTTCCTCGCCTTCTTCTTCTATAATCGCCCCTTGATATTGAAATCCTACTTCTTCTCCTAATTTAACATCTAAGCACGCAGCTGCAAAACTAGCCGAGCTCAATGTAGCTGCTTTTTTAGGAATAGTCATTACTACCTTGCCTTTATAATCCAAAGTATGTAAAGCTAATTTGGGCAAAATAACAGTTTTTCCAGTACCGGTACCGCTTTCAATAACACATACTCTATTTTTTTCTATTAAATTTATTACACTTCTAGCTTCTTTATAAAGTGGCAATTTAGACCACGCAGGTTTGACGTTGGCTAGCACATTATAAATTTCATTATATTTTTTACCTGTCAGAGGGTTTTTATATTTGCCTTCTGGATCTAAAATACCATACTCTTTCATTTTATTTAAACATATAATTGTAACTATTTTTTTTATAGAATAAAATGACTGTAAAACACGTTTCTACCAAAAGTTACCATTGGGCTCACGCAGGAGTGATTATTTATCATAGTTTGTTAGCTATTTGTTTAATTATTTCACAATATGTTAAACGTATATTTTACCTCAAACCAAGGACATTTGTTATAGCATCGGGTGTCATATTGCTTATTGTTGCTCTATTAAGTATAATTCCTATAGCAAAATATGATAAATTAGAAATTAATTGATATTAAAATGCAACTAACTACTTTAAATAGTTATGCTGCTGCTTTGCATGCTTTAAGTAGTGTAGGAGTAACCGGGGCTTTTTATGCCAGAGGGGAAGATGCTAATTTTGATACTAATTTATATAGTTATAGAATATCTGGTATAAGCGAAGATGATAGAAATGTAGAATTAGAATATTATCGTTATCTCAAAGTTAGTACAAAATCTATAGAAAGTATGATAGCCGCTATTTTCTTAATTACTAGTTTTTTTCATACTTTTTATGCCACCGATGGTTTTGGGAGTGGTCTTTATTTAAATGAAATAAAAAAAGGATACAATAGATATCGTTGGCTAGAATATGCTATTACTTCAACTATCATGATTTTTGTTTTATCTATTATATCAGGTACTAAAGATTTTGATACTGTTTTTGAATTATGTGCTTTAAATGCTTTTTTAATGAGTTTAGGGTTTTTCTTAGAACAAACTGATAATAAACAGGTTCAAATAACTGCCTTAACGATAGGTTTTATTATAGTGGTTGTTATCTTTTCTATTTTATTAAGAAATTTCTACCATCGTTTGGACGAAGTTAAAAAATTAGGCAGAGAATTACCAGATTGGTTAAACTTTGTATTAATACCTATGCTTTTCTGGTGGTCTTCGTTTGGAATAGTAGCCGCCTTGAATGTGGCAGCTAAAAATAAAGCTAATTATGATTATGCTTTTTATGAAAAATTATATATATACCTTAGCTTTTTATCAAAAGCAAATATGGGCTATTATCTTACCTTCGGAGTAACCAGAGATCAATCGGATAAAAAATAAAATTTAATATTTAATTAAATTTTGTCAATACAAATGCCTCGTAATAATAGATGCCAACATGATAGAATAAAATATTTTTGTAGAATATGCAAAGGACCAGGCATTTGCAAACATGATAAAATAAAAAATAGATGCAAAGTATGTCATGGAGGGGCTCTTTGCAAAATGCCATGGTGTCATACCCAACGTAGTAAAAAATATAAAGATTTCTGTGCTAAATGTTCATGGATGTTAGATGATATTATATGGGGTAAAAAATTTAATCTGAATAAATATTTAGATGAAACTTTATGGGGTATAGATGATGAATTTATTGATTCTATAGGCGATCTAATTTAAATATTCTTTAATAGAAATATTTAAATCTTTAGCTTTTTTCAATTTACTACTACTCTTGTTTATATCTTTTGTTAATACTAAAGTAGTTTTGCTATTAACGGTATTTTGAACAACACCGCCTTGAGATTTAATTTCTTCTTCTAATTCCGTGCTTCGGAAACCAGAAAAGACAACATATTGGTCTTTGTATTCGCCCGATTTTGTTATTACTTTAATTGTCTCTTTTTCATATTTGAGAAAAGGATATTTTTCTAACCATAACCAAAAATTATCATAATTTTCAATAAATTTAGTAGCCATAATATTAGAAAAACCTTCTAAATCTTCTACTTCGCTAATAGTTATTTTTTCTTTTCTTAATATTTTAGGATAAGCATCAATGATTATTGAAAATCTTTTTTCCCCAAAACCATTACCAAAAATCAAACTGGCGGTCATTAATTTAGCTAAACTAATATTTTTGTCCAAGACAGAATGTATATTATCATATAATTTTTGTGCACTTTTATCTTGAAAATGAGGTAACTGGAGAAAATTTTTGGCAGTAGCTTGATATATCAATTTTATATTATCAAATCCAGTTTGGACTAGCTTTTTAACCGTGCCTTCACTCACTCCAATTATATTCATAATTTTGAAAAAATTAATTAATTGCATTATTACTACATTTTCATTATCTTCATCTAGTATAATATCTACATGATTTTCATTCCAATGATATTTTAAATTAGGAAAAGAAGCTGATGTCCCGGAAATGATTTTAGTCACATAAGGGATAACATCTCCGCTCTTAACTACTCTTATTTTACTACCCGGACCTACATCATACTTTTCAATAAAATTAGCATGAAAAGCGGTACAATATTGTACTTTATCTCCGTCTAAAATAATAGGTTCAAATTTTAATCGCGGAATAAGTATACCATGTTTACTAGCTTTCCAAATTACTTCTATGACAGTAGTAATTATACCAGCTTCGTTAATTTTAAAAGCTACTGCATATTTAGGATTACCATCTTGATTTCTTTTATAAATAATATTAGAAATTAAGACTAAACCATCTACTTCGTAAATACCTTTATTTTTCCTTTCTTTTAATTTTTCAGTTAATAATTCTTGGTTAGTTTCAGAAACTAATTCATTATAAACTGTTTTGAAAGATAAGTGCTTCATAATCTTAAATTGTTCACTAGCGATAAAATTAATTTTAGGGTCAAATAATTCATAAGCCACAAAATCAATATCTTGTAATATATTCAAATCTGGTTTTTTAGAATTAACTATACCAGCTACTACTGATCTTGCTTTTGGATATATTTTAGCATATTTACTTTCAAATATTGATTTTTTCATAATTAATTCTCCCCTGATAAAGATTTCTTTATCTAATATTGGCAAAGAAAGATGAGGTATGAGATAACTTATATCTTGACCTACAAAACCATCGCCTCTTGTATACATGAGAATATTATTTTTAGTATACTGTATAAGAGCACTGATGCCATCTAATTTATCACTGATGGATATTTTATCTTGATATCTTTCTAACCATAGAGATAAATCTCGGGAATCAGGTTTAACCTTATCCAAGCTCCCTAACCAAATAGGTAGTTTGACTTTGACCACATCTTCTCTGACAGGAGCACCTATATTTTTCAAGATTTTACTATCTCTATTTTTTCTTTTTAATTCATCTACTAAAGTGTCAAAAAATTCATCTTCCACTAAAGGTGTTTGATTATAATATTTTTTACTTAAATAGGGTATTAATTTTTCTAATTCTTTAATAGTGAGAGAATGAACATCTTTTTTAGCTTTTTCTATCAAAGGAAGCATTTTTATTTTATTGTGTTACTTTAATTATTCAATTTCATTTAATTGAATAAAAATATTTTATTGACAATTTTTAAGATTTTCAATATAAGTGGGCATAAGGGTCTCGTCCTCGTTCCAGTTTATTTGTTTTTTTCCTTGACGAGATAAAGTAATATTTACTTTCAAAAAATGCTTACAACCAAAAAATCCTCTTCTCGCACTCAAAGATGAGGGATGAGAAGTTATGTATATTTCTCTGCTATGAATATGGTCGGCTAGTCTTTCGCAATTTTTGCCCCATAATAAATGAATACAATTTTTACTTTCTTCATTTAAAATAGAGATGATGATATTAATAAAACGGTTCCATAAATTAAGATAACATTTTGGTTCTTGCGGACAGAATGTCAGCGAATAATTCATAAATAAAATACCTTGTTTAGCCAGCCATGTTAAATCTCCATGTTCAGGGGCTTTAAACATAGGAAAATTATCTCCTATCTCTTTGTATATATTTCTTAAACTACCAGGAACTTGGTCATTTTTATCAACTCCAAAACTATATCCTTGAGCTCTTGGTTTACCATTATCCATTAAAGAAGGATAAGGATCTTGGCCCCACATAACTACCTTGACATCATTTAGAGGTGTCAATAATAATGCTTTGAAAACATTTTCTTTATCAGGATAATATCTACCATAATTAACTTCTTTTTTATCAATAATCTGACTAATTTGTTTTACAGCTGGTTTATATTTTTCTAATTTTTCACTCCATCCTGGATAATAATTATCATAAAGTATATCGTAGATAGACATTTTATATCACTTTATGATAATTATATTTTAAATTTTATAAAAGATAATAAATTAATGTCTAACCACATATATGAGATTTTTCAATACATTCTTTTAATTCTGCAAACGTATTAACTACTTCTTGTAAATTACTATTTTCTAATCCATCGGCCATATGTTTTATATATTCAAAAGTAAGAAAAGAAAAAATAGATGTAATAAAACTAGTAGCAAATATCATACTATTTAAACAATTAATATATCTATTCTTATCCACAGTATACAATCTTTCATAATCCATTTTATTACACAATAAAAATGTCTATAGTATGTAATCTTTGTCAAAATTTCACTATTTCTAAATTATCATGCGGGTGTTCTAAACAAAAAGAAAATGACGGAGAAATAAATCCTTCTGAAGTAGAATTTACATTAATAGAAACCAAAAGGATAAGTTATACTGAATTAATACCCAATAATGATAATTATACTTATTTAAAAATATTAAAGGATGAAAAAATTGTTGCTATTTCGGGGGAATTTTTATTAGAAATGCCTTTAAAAAAAGAGGAAATACTTGATAAAAAATTATATGAAATTAATATATATCCTGTTTTTTTCATAGATTATATAAGACCTCTTTTTTTAAATGCTATAGATAAAGGAGAAGCATATCAATTTGCTTTTCATACTAATATTACCTCGCGTAATATTACATGCAGTATATATCCTTGTTCTTTACCAGGAAATATTTCTTCCTGTGATGTAGTGATACGTTATAATCATCAAGTAATCACTGATAGAAGTATTAGTAATTTTGCTTTTCATAAATCCGATATTGGTGAAAAGGTAGATATATTATATTAGATTATAGAAAAGTACTTAAATATTCCAATGCATCCACTCTTAAATGATATCTTCTAATGATTTTGAAAACATTATCAAAATCGTTATTTTTACATTGATTAATATCTTTTTCCAAATCTTCTAATTCTTCTTTTATCCATAAAGAAGACCATAATTTATATAATTTTCTATCATTTTTGACAGTTACAAAAATATAATTTTCTATCATTAAACTTGTTAATAAACAAATGATATCAAAAGATTTATAAAAAATATCAGAACCCATATTACGTCTAAAATAAAGAAATTTATCAGCTTGGCATCCCAAATAATAATAAATAATTTTTCCAGTTTCAAAATCATCTAGACTATAAGAACTTATCTTTTTCTCTTTCTTTTGTATTCCATCCCAATCAACAAACCAACTTTCTACCAAATTTGTAGGATTTCTATCTTCATAACGATAATATGAAAATCTTGCCCATCTATCCAAAATGCTATCATAAATACTGATAGCAGAATAAGGAGATGGTAATAAAAAAACTTTGATAGGCGAAATGATTTCTTTATCTTCAAAACTAAAATTATTGAGTTCGCAATTTATTTTCAAATATTTTATACTAGCCTCATTATGACAAAAATTAAATTTTTCATAAAACAAGAAATATATAATTATCTGTTTAATAATATCATATATAATATTACTAGTTAAATAATTAGTTTTTTTCTTTTTAGAGACCGGTGAAAGATGTTTGACAAAAAGAGGATTAGTTAATAAATCTTTTATATGTTCTATATCATATTTAAATCTTAATAATATAATTTTATCACGACATATATAAAAATGTAAAAATTTTACAGGAGTAGGGTAATTTTTAGCTTGTGCTATTCTTTTGATAATTGTATTAATAATAGATAAATTTAAATATTTATTTCTATTTTCGTAATAATAAATATTTTCTTTGTAATGATTTATTATAAAATTATTTATTTCTTGATTAATATATTTATTAATATTTTTTTGTTTTTTTCCTACAGATATATCAAAAAATTCATAATTATATCTATTGAATATAATTTTCTCTCCTTTGTATTTTCCAAACTTAATTTCTATTTCGTCATCATCAAGCATTAAAGGATCTTGCAAAAAACTACTAGTTTTTTTACAATCAAAGCATTGTTGATATCTAGTCAAATAATCATATTTTGCTAGTCCTAGAGATAAACAATTTTTATCTTTCACACTAAAAGAAATATCCTTGCCTATATTATCTTTTAAAAAATTATAACAAGATATACTTTTTTTCCAATCTTGTAATATCACATTAACATTGTTCATTTTATTTTAATAAATACTTTTGGACAAATATTTCATATTTATTTTTCTTTGGACAAGAAACTACCGCTAATTTATCTATTTCATTCACCGTGTAAAAATCATCTCCTCTCTTTTTAATACAATATTTGGCCGGAATAGCAAAAGTACTATTAGTGCCATTTTTTACCATAAAAACTATACTAGATTCATCTTTAATGACAAAATATTTACATCCGGTTCTATCAATGGCTAATACTATTTTAGGAATTTTTAGGTCATTAGCATTCTTTTTCCAGATATCAGTAACCTCGGTTATTTCTTTCTTTTCCATTTTTAAATGAATTAAAAGAATAAAATGTCCATATATATATTTAGTAAAAAAATAAATAAAATTTTGGAAAGAGAAATTATACATCTTGAATTACCCGAAGTAGTAGCATATAGTGGTTCTAGAAAATTAACTTTAAAAAATTATGAAGAAGACAAATTACAAAAATTCTGCGAAAGTAATAAAAATGTAAAAATACATCCTTATTTTTGGAATCATAATTATTGCGTAATTGATATGTTAGACGACAATATAGATGTTATTAAAATAAAAAAACCAGATACAATAACTCTAGATATTAAAAATTTTAACCCAGGAATGTTAATAATGATTTTAAGTTTTTATAATGCTATCTATTTAACTTATGCATTAGAAAAAGAAGAAGAATATAAATTATTTTTAAATAAACTTAATACTGATCGTACTATATTTTCTCAATTTTTGATAGAAAATAGAATTAATTTACCAGTAACACCAAATTATCTATTACTAATAAAAAGAATTTTTACTAACAATAATATATTAGAATTTGTTTTTAATGAACCTCTTAAATTTGATTATGAACAAATAGCTTTAATTTTATCTCATTTTGATTACGGAAGCATTAATGAGATAAGTACTTATATATTTAATGCTTCTTTAGAAAAAAAAGATAAATTATTATTATGTCAGGTGTTAATAAAAAATTATGAATATGATATTGATTCAGTAGAAATAAATTATTTAGATAAAAAATTATTCAAACCATATTTAAATTATTATCTTTATACTATGAATATAGAAGATGATTTAGTTAATATTTATTATCAAACTTGGGAAATATTTTTATATAATAATGGAGCCGGTAAATTAGTAATAATGAACGATGATAAATTAAATGAAAATATACAAAAACGTTATAATACAATTAAAGATAATTTTAATCTTTAAATAAAATGGACAGAGTTTTATTTAAACCACCAAACTTAATAAGTAAATCAGTAGGGGTTTTTTCTTCTATTTCTTTTCTAGCAGCATTATTAGGAGGAGCTTATGCTTTCAGTATTCATGAAAAAAAAGTAGATGAGGAAATATTTACTATCTCCCAGGCTCTTGCTTTTGGTAATAAATATATCATGGTTATCTTTTTTACATTAGCTTTCGCAGGTATATTTTTTCTTAATTTTTATCGTACTCCTAGAAAATTATTGATACCCAGAGTAATATTATTAACTTTTGTTTTTTGCTTCTTACTTACTATCATTTGGGTAACTACTTTTGTAAATACAAAATTACATTATATTTTTGCAGGTATTATATTTACCAGTAATTTGATATATATTTCATTGTTAACTTATATTTATCAAAAATATTTAGCTGATAAAGCTAAATATAAAACTTATTTATTAGATCTTATTTTGATGATGGCATTTGCCTCTATGGTTATTATTCTGGTTTTTGGTATTTTTGAAGCAGACGAAACAACTAATTTAGACGATGCTATATTTGCTTCTAATGAAAATTTCACTGTACTTTTAACTATACTAACATTGTTATATCTTGGCTTTATTTAAAACCTAATATAACTTGGTCACCAATAACTTGGGCATTGGGAGCATTTGCGATATAAGGGGTAGTCACGTTGGCAACAGCATTTGGCGGGAATTTATTTTCATCAGTGGTCATTGCTGCATCGCTTATATTATTATTACCGATAGACGTACCGCCGCAGAAAAGCAAAGTTTGTGCTTGCG